CGCAGATCAAAGTATCATTTGGTGGGCTAAGAACTTCAAGACCCCATCGTACGACGTTAGCGAGACACCTCACGACTTCATGGATAACAAGTATTATTTCCCTGGTCGTTTGACTTGGACTGACTGTAGCATGTCTCTTGTAGACCCTGTCTCTCCAAATGCGACTCAGTTAACTAACAACATTATATTAAACGCTGGCTTCAAAGTAAAGACTGCGTCTGATGTTGCTAATGACTCCTTGACTACAATGTCGAAAAACAATTCTGTTGACGGAACAAAATCCATAATTGTTACAATTTTAAATTCCGACGGAGAAATGATTGAAGAATGGACTCTGAAAAATGCTTGGTTGAAAGGAGCATCGTTTTCTGATTTGTCTTATGATAATGACGACCTGAGAACAATCGACTTGACTTGGCGATATGACTGGGCCGAATGTGCGCACGGTGACGGAAGCACATCACAATTTACGACTAGTAACTAATAGAGGTTATACATGACCTTTTGGACGGAAGCAAGTCTTGAACCTAAAAGAAACTTTAGATTTAAATTGTTAGATGGCGATCAGGCAACTTGGTGGTGGGCTAAGTCGGTTGATAAGCCATCTTTCGACATTTCTAACAGTGAATATCAACTTATCAATCACAAATTCAAGTATCCCGGCATTGCTACATGGAAACCCATCTCATTAATTGTAGCAGATGTTGGAGATGTTATCAACCTACTAGTGGACGAGCTGAGAGAACTAGGGTATGTAGACCCCAGTAGTGAGAATCCCATGGAAGGCTTGGCAAAAGCTAACAAAGGATTCATCGAAGGACTCTCAATTCAACAGTTAAATGCTGATGGGGATCCGGTGGAGACTTGGACAGTCAAAGGAGCTTTCATGACTTCGCTGTCTTTCTCGAGACTTGACTATGGAAGTGATGATATAACAGAAATAACAATAGAAGTGGTCTACGACTACGCCACTTTTGAATAATTGGAGGTATAATGGGAAGAAATTCCAACCGTCTGGGATCAGACAATAAACCAGAGCACTCAGATGCTCCACCAATGAGTCCATTAAATTTTGTGGCTCCAACGGAGGTCGTTGACCTTCCATCAAAGGGTCAGGGATATCCAGAAGACCATCCTCTAAATGGGATTGACTTTGTTGAGATTAAATTCATGACCGCAAAAGACGAAGACACACTTTCAAATCAATCTCTTATAAGAAAAGGGATCGCACTAGAGAGAGTACTTCAAAACATCATTGTAGACACCGAGATTGACCCTCTAAGTCTTCTTGTGTGTGACCGCAACGCAATACTCATCAAAGCTCGTGCAACGGCTTACGGGGCGAATTACGACGCTATAGTCAACTGCCCTAAGTGTAGTACCAAGAACATGATGACGTTTGATTTGATGTCACCAAAGATCGAAGGTGGCCTTGACGAAGAAGGAATGAACATTGTTCAGTACGCTGGTGATGGGTTGTACCAAACAACAATGCCCGGCACAAAGTTCACGGTTAAGTTTAGGCTCGCAAATGGTGAAGACGAAAATAGAATCATGGAAATGGCCATTCAAGGCAAAACAGTTGAATATGGCGCAGTAGAACAATACAAGAAGATGATCAAGTCAGTTGAGAATTTCATGGAAGAAGAAGTGATCCACTCTTACGTTGATAACATGATCGTATCAGATGCTTCACACTTTAAGAAATGCTTGAGAAGTTGTACTACAAGCGTCAGAATCGCTCAGACTCTTACTTGTAAGAGTTGCTCTAACGAGCAGGAGGTCGACGTTCCATTTGGAACGGACTTTTTTTGGCCTAACATCTAAGTTCATGGAAGGAGTCTATGAACAGTTCTTCATTTTAAAACATTTTGGAGGCTGGTCATTAACTGAAGCTTATAATCTTCCAATCGGTTTGAGGAGTTGGTTTGTTGAAAGAATGAAAAAACAGTTCGAAGAAGAAGCCAAGGAAATAAAGAAAGCCCAAAAGAGACGATAACGTCCTTTGGGTTTTTGTTTTCGAAGCTAATTAGGGAATAACGAGGGACAACACAATGGCAGAACCAACAGATCCAACAATGGCGCAGATCCTTGAGGCAATCAAAAATGCCTCAACGGAGAACATCAAAGCGTTCAAAGATGCCCTTGGAGTATCTGAAACAACATCAACTTCTAGGGATACCTCGGAGTTAGATGCGAAAGCCTTGGATATGCTAGCCAAACGCGCACAACTTACTTCTCAAATTAGCAAGATGAAAGACCTCGAGTACAAAGCTGAGAAAACAAGAGTCCTCGAGATTGCGCAATTACTGAAAGACAATGGAGACATTCTAGAAGCCGATAGACAGGCAGCCGAGGACATGATAGCAGCACTGGAGTCTGGTCAGGATTTAGCATCCACAAGGTTCAATGTAGCCGAATTGGACGACGTACTCGACAAAATAGCTGGAATGAAAGACGTCGAAGAGGCCCGCAATGCCGCGATTAAAGAAGGCAGAGATGTACAAGCAAAGTCTGCTACTGAAGGTATAGCCGGAATGGTTGGACTTAAGAACTATTCAAACTCAGCGATAGGCAAAGTTACTGATCTTTTCGCATCAATGGCGGACGGGTCAAAAGCAGCCCAAGGTCAGGCGAGAATCCTAGGCGAGCAGCTCGGAGAAGCTTTTTCTCCAAAAGCTATTGGATTAGCTGTTTTTAACAAAATCTTCAAAGAATCAATGAAGGTTTTAGATGCATTCGATGCAGGTCTTGCGACATTAGCAGGAAAGACAGGTACCGTTGGAAAATTCAATGATGTACTCTATGATACACAAAGAGCAGGAAACTTACTTGGAGTATCTATGGAGGGTGCCGCCAATGCGATCATTGCTTTAAATGCTGGAACGTCACAATTTGCCAAACTATCAAAGCAGACCCAGACAGATTTAGCAATTTCTACTTCACAAATGGAAAGACTTGGAGTAAGCGCTTCAGATACAGCAGAGTTTATGGAAAATGCATTTAAAATAATGGGGATGGGCGCGACTGAGGCAATCGACACCCAAACAGAACTAGCAATGGCTGGTGTGCAACTTGGTATTGGCGCAGACAAGATCGTCAAAGACTTCAATGCAGCATCAAAAACGCTTGCTGTATATGGGAAGGATTCAATCAAAGTATTTAAGGGACTAGCTGCTCAAGCTAAAGCAGCCGGTGTTGAAGTTTCGACCTTGCTCGGAATCACCCAGAAGTTTGACACGTTCTCAGGAGCTGCAGAAGGAGCAGCACACTTCAATGCATTGCTTGGTACTCAATTGTCTACAACTCAAATGTTGATGATGACGGAAGATGAGAGAATGAAGACTCTTGTACAACAAGTTCAATCACAAGGTATAGCATTTGGAGAAATGGACAGGTTCACTCAAAAATCAATTGCTGCCGCAGCAGGTATCACAGATATGAATGAGGCAAATAGGATCTTTTCAATGAGCCTTGCTGACTATGAAGCAAATGCTGCCGAGATGGAAAACAACGCTGCAGCACAACAAAAATTTGACGACGCAGTACAATCAACCGTTCCAACGATGAAAAAGTTTCAAAACCTCGCAACAGAATTGATTGTTATGGTGCAACCAGCTCTAGAAAAACTTGGAGAGATTGCAGATTATTTAACGGATGCATTCCAAAATATGAGCAAAGAAACAAAAGAGGCTCTTGGAACCGCAGCAATGGCTATTGCTGGTATCTTGGTGATTGCCCCACTCTTCGCTGTTGGTGGAGGATTCATGGCGGGTATAGCAGCGATTGGCCCAGCCATCGCAGGGATTGGAGTCGGAGTAGCTACAGCTGCGACTGCGATTAGTGGTATAGCAATGACTGGTATTGGTGCAGCAGCATTGGGAGCTCTTGCGGTGACCGGTACAGGACTCGCATTAGCAATGGTTAGCATGTCGAATAGTAAGGCGAAAATGGCTGAGTCTAATGCGAAAATGGTCAACGAAGGCTCCGATACGATCAAGGCGATGGCCGACATTGGAAACGCAGATTTCTCAGGAGTCGCAACGAAATTCAAAGGAGTCATGGAAGAGTTGTCCTCGATGGGGTCCGATGTGAAAGTCACCTCAACGCTTCAAAATCTTGCCTTGATGAACACTGGGACAGCGTTCAGCCTCACTGGTGCGAAGATCGCAGCATCGACAACCAATGTTACAGCTAATATACAAAACGTATTCGACAATACAAAGTTGTATCTGGAAATTGAAGGAGAGCCAATAATGGCTAAAGTAAGAACAGCCTCGGCACAAACAGCACTGTCAGTTTAGGGAGTATTAAATGACGAGTTACATTGATAATTATGCGACGAAATCAGGCGCAATGATTGAAATCTCAGGGGTGATCCCAAGCGCGAGTGTTGATTTTTACGCATTCATCACATCGTTCAACGACAGTTTGTCTTCGAACTGGACGGAAGAGCAAGTCTATGGACGCCAAGATCCAATTGGAACATTCCAAAATACCTCAAGGAAAATATCTTTAGGTTTTGATTTGCCTGCGGTGGATATCGCAGAGGCGAAAGAAAATTTGACCAAAGTAAATAAAGTGAAGCAATTTATGTATCCTGCTTATCACACAAGCATCGCACCACCGTCGGGATCTACGACAACTATCACCAGAAACGCCCTATCTCTTGCGAAGTCACCATTGGTTCGATTAAAGTTTGCTAACTTAATACAAGACGGCAATGGAAATGGCCTCTTAGGTTGGATCGGTTCATTCACTGCAACACCAGTCATAGACATGGGAATGTTTAGTGAAGGAAAGAATAAGGATGGAAAGTTCTTCCCGAAAGTATACAATGTATCTCTAGACTTCACACCACAACACGAATATGATTTGGGATGGAATTCAACTGGTGGGGAGCCTGTAGCTTCTACATTCACTAAGTTCCCATATGATGGAGGATCCTAACTATGTCAAGACTTAATTCAAGAAGAATAGCTAAAAACAAAAATGAAATGTATGAAAAAATCTTTGAAGATCGAGGAGTTAAAGAAATAGAGCAATTCGCAACGCCTGTTTTGTCGAACCCTTCGCAAGAAGATATTGATAGAATCCCGACGATTACTCACTATTGGTCTAATGGTGAGAAGTTCTGGTATTTAGCTTCGAAGTACATGGGAGACCAATCTCTATGGTGGATTATTGCGAAATTAAATAATGCGCCCACCGAGGCTCATCTCACAGAAGGAGACGAGATTAAGATTCCCACGAATGTTGCGGTTGCACTTGAGGTGTTAGGATGAGTAGGGCTAAAATAGAAGACTTGTTACGTGGAAGGTATCACCCTAGCAAACTTAATCTTGGAGCCTCCACTGCCGTTGGTAGAAGCATATATGACCTGCTAAGCGACTCACGGTTTGAAGATTCGCACCTCACTAGTGATATAGAGAAGGCCATTGATGAATATTTGGCCAATGAAGCCCTTTTCATTTTAGGTGAAAATTTTGAAAATGATGATGAACGTGGCTATCAAATAGTGATAAGTCGCTGGGTTGAGTTGCACGTCGACAGCGCAGCAGGTTTGGGAAATTCAAAATTGGCGGAACTGTTTTTAAAAACATTCTATGCAGACTCTCGGTATGTAAATTACGCAACACCGGATGCTAATGATAAAATCGTCATAAAGAAAGTCATACCATGGGAAAACCAAAAACTATATGAATACATCACTAATGAAATCAAAGAGGCCATGGAGAATAATGACTATACTGGTATATTTGAAACCAGCTTTCTAAGCACTCTTGTTGGTAAATCCTACACATTCGATGGTTTCAAAAAATTGGTTTCAGAAAACTTGAGGGATGGTCTGAAAAATCCAAAATCACCACTATCGGTCGACATAACCGTTTCTGAGGACTTTCTGAGGCAAGGCGATGGACCTTTGGGCTTTAAACCAATCGGCACAAATTTCGCGTTATCAAAGGAATTTCCTACGCACAATGTTTCCCATGCGACGACCATTCCAATGAGCAAAATAAATAAGTTCGTCGAGGTTACAAATTGGGAGACTCGAACAGCAGTATTTGGTTTGGCCAACACTGCCCAGCTGGACAGTCCCGATGTTAATACTTTTTCAAATCAACAAATTTTCAAGTTCGCAGATGCTTTGGCCGGGAAAGACTTAACAAAAAATCAATTCCTCTATTACACTGGTGAGATTTATGATAGTGTATCGGTTGTTTTTGACGAAGACTTTTGGTTTTCAGCAATGGAAAACTTTGGGGGCATATTGGATTGGGGGTGGAAAACGGCTAAAAACAACGTGCCTGCAATTGCCTATGGTACTGGTGGTCTGGCTGCTGTCCAAGGCTCAATTTGGACGCATGCACTCCTTACTTTTTCTTTGGATATGTCGTGGACCTTAACCACAGTCGGAGGGGCCATAACCACAACTTCAACGGCTCCAGTTGTTGAGGCAGGATTTTGGGCATCACGGACGACAAGTCTGGCAAATGCTGGTCGGTGGATTATCAGCAGACTAGCATCTCCAACCATCTGGTTGGCCATATTCGATATAGCAGTCATCGCAGCACTTGGGTATGCTCTTTGGGGCGCTGTAGATCGGGAAAGAAATATGCATAAAGACAGGTTAGAAATGCTGCTATATCAACAATATGCAACATTTCTAGCGGATGCGATGGTCGCTTTGGTCAATGGTAGAGGTGTGGGAGATTCTTTTAGAACTAAAGCCAAAGATCCAGTATTTCTAAAAAAAATCTTAACGATATTCGGCATCGACAAGGAGATCGAGAGAAGAGTTTTAATATGGAATAGATTTTCTTTTGAATTAAGTAGAGACGAAAACTTCTTGGAAGACCCTATCGCAACAAAAGGAGCACTTGATGATGCGATTGGAAAGGCCTTCACCAACATACCCCTACCTGAGCTGACCAATCTTACAGAAGAGCAGATCCAAGATCGTCAAAAATTCTATAAACAATGTGCTTTAATGATGAATCTATCCAAGTTAGCAAAACCATACGAAAACCACATAATCGGGAGACAAGCCTCTCAAACACCCGACGGACCAGATCAGACCAAACCGTTTGGTGGTAGATTCTG